ATATAACTGATTACTTGCTGTGGCTTCTCGCCCACTCATTTTGATTAGATGGGCATACCGAGTCGCAACGTCGGACCACTCGCCCGAAATCTGACCACGAGCGTCGACTGTTTCGGCATTCTTTTGGATCGTTATTTTTTGCCGGAGATTTCTAGCAACCATAGGTCAGAAAGTCCTCTCCCACTTTTAGCTGGCTTATCAAATTCTGATAAGCCTTTTCGATCCTGACGGCCTCATCTTTAACGATCAATTCACCATCGAATTGCAGCGAGCAATTCAGCTTGATTGCCTGCTTGATTCGCTCGTCGATGACTGCTGTAGTCGCTGATCCGCAGACGTACTTGATTTCGATCTGGTCTTGGACTGATCGATGAGCCGGATACGTTACGCCAAATTTACATTGCAGATAGTTCGGGCTTCCCTCTTGAAGGTTGTAGTTACTCGCTGCCCAAGTCTGCTGAACACCATCACCATCGTAATACTTCACATGGTCAATCGATTGGACTGGTGAACCGTAGAGGTAAAGCCGGTAGAAATTGTTGTCAGGAAACCGATCCAAAAACATCTTGCGAGTTGATGTGAAAACTGCCAAGCCGGTTGCGATCTCCAAAGACTTACGGGCAACAGAAATCAACGATTGGAGTTCTAAATCAAAGTCGTTTGTTTCGACTCTCAAATGGTCTTTCAATTCGTCAACCGTAATCGGTTCGATTGCTGGTGCGGTCGACTCGATGAAGTCGAATCCGTAAATGTCTGAAGAACTAACGTGGCTCATTTTTCAGCTTTCCTGAAAACCCTTTTGGCTTTCGGCTTGTCTTGTGATTCGAATTTCAATTTGCTGGTTTCTTTTGCTCCAGCATCTTCGCGGACCTGCCACTCTGAATCACTCAACAGTTGCCAATAGATTCGCTTTGCAACGTAGGAATGGGTCGGCGTGTCGGTCGCGCTATCGAACGAAAAGTATTTGCTTGATTTGCTCATGGTTATCCTTGAGAAAAACAGGGGGAGAGGAATCACCTCCCCCCTGTTGAAGTGAAATACTACGCAGCCAAAGTTGCGTACTTAACCGGATTGGTTCCTGCATTCAGCAAGTCCCCATTCGCACGCAAGAAGGCAAGGAATCCAACTTGGTGGTAGTCAGCGTATCGCTCATTCAGTTGCAGGAATTCCATCCCGACAACTTCGCGAACGATGTACTTGCTAAGGTCACCAAACAAGACAGCCTTGGCAGATGCGCCGGTTGGCATGTCGTTGTTGATGACATACGGAGCGCCGAGAATGGTGTCCCCAATGGGTCCATTCTGTCCCGGCAACCATAGCGGTTGGTTAGTTGCATCCGTCAGCTTCAATATCTGCTGAAGGATGGTATCGCTAATCATCCACTTGCCATCACGTCGGTATGATGCGTCAACACTCATCATCGTGGAAACCAATTCATCGCGAGTGATTGCGGTATTGCTCGCAGTCGTTACGCCTGAATCGGCTGATCCAGTCACGATACCGTTCGGCTGATTGGTTCCGGTTCCGGTCGTGAAATGCTCATTCAAGATCCGACCAAGACGCTCGCCCAATGCTGCACCCAAGAAGGCTGGCAGATTGATGGAGGAATCTTGCAACAATTCAACCGAAGCCTTCACCTGCTTCGAGCTGTACTTGTAGCTCTGGAGCACCAACTGCCCGAACGTGACATCGACGTCTGAAACCTGAGTATTCTCCGCCAAGATCGCACCCTTGTTGCTGGTGTCATTGACCGTAGGAATAGGAAGGTCCGCACCAGTTGCGGTTCGAATGATAGTTGCATTTTCCCGCACTCCACCGTAAGCCAACAGAGCAACCTCAATCGCTTGCATCATCTCATCAGGAACTGTAAAGCCACCCTCAGAATTTGTGCCGACTGACTGCGCCCGTTGGTCACCTTCGAATGAAGCGTTGCGGGCTTCTTCGATTGACTTGGGAGCAGACGACAACAGACCTTGAGCAGAACCTTTTGAGTTTCCGACTCGACTGATCAGGCTTCTTTCTTCGTCAGAAACGAGCGACTCTGGCTTGCAGAATTTGGCAACGAATGCACGTTGTCTATCAGCAACAGAAAGCTCTCCGCTGGATCTCTTTGCATGATGGTCACGCTCAACAGAATCACGATTGGCATCAAGACCAGCGACAAACGCGGCAGCGTCGGCAGCTTCTCGAAGCTCCTCAACTTTGCCATCAATTTCGATGATCCGTTCTTTGCTCGCACTGAATTCAGATCGTGCCTCATCGCTGAATACGCCGCCATCTCTTTTAGCGTCGAGTTCTTTGCATTTGTTAGCGAGATGCTTCCGCTCGTCTTGTAATTGGGACAGATTGTCCATTGAATTTCTCCTTGGTTTTGCCCTCGGAGAAATGCAGAAATCTCCTAGGGCGATTAAATAAATCGCGTGGAAAGTTTCCGCGTCTCGCAGATGTATTTGCTCCGAAGCATCTCACTCCAGAAGTCTTATTTGTAGCCGGATCGATCCGGCTAAGTCAACGACTACCAAACAGAATTTGCAAGATCGTCGTCGGCTTTTATTTGATCACTGGTATCGTTATCCGAATTGGTAGAATCCATTTGGTTTATTTGCTTAGCTCTCATCTCGCTGACGGTCGCTTCGTATGCTGGGAAGGTCACCGGACCAACTTCCCGCAGTTCAAGATTCTCAATCGTGTAAATAATGTTACCCGCTGAATCGCGAGATTCGCTCTCTGCCGTGGGTTTGAACCAAAAGGATGAACCCGTTACATCACCGCGAGCAATCGCCTCAGCGACGTCCTGACGACTCTCCGGCAGGTCTACCTCGTATCGCAGGCCAACGTCATCGACGGATAGCCGCAAAGTGCCTGCCGACTTCCGGCCCAGTACATAATTCTGGTCGTGGTTGAATAGGCTTCGGACGTCATCACGTTCAAGTGATTCATCAAATGCAGTCGGAGCTATCCGCTCCTTCACGTTGCTGGCAAGTTTGAACTCGGTACCTGCTTCGCCTTCGCGATACCAGACCGCGCCATAGCCCACGAGCTTGCTGTTGCCGTTCTCATCAGATCGCACCAGTTCAGGCAGGCGGTCAACCATTCGCTTTTCAAAATCACTCATTTGTTTGCTCCTGTTTTTTAATTGGGATTGTCAGCCCTTCGCTAAACTTGTCAGCTACCCATTGCTCGAATTGTTCCGGCGTCTTCTTTTTAGATCGCTCGGAAAGTATTGTCTTGAGTTTGGCGAGATGGCTTTCAACTTGCTGACTGATTGCGGCAAACGCCTGACCTTCAATCGTATCGGATCGATCTTCTTGAACGGCTGGCAACTCATTAGGTGATTCCTTTTTCTGGGCGCCTGCAACAATCGATTCGGCTTGTTCTTTTGGGATGGTTGGAAATGCTACAAGAATCATTTCAACGGCGGCATCATTGGTAAGGCCACCAAGTGAAACGACTTCAAGAATTTCAAGCAGCCCGCCAATCTGCGCACCGTTCAGAGCCTGTGCAGATACGGGTCCAGCTTCAAAAACTTCTTCAACTTGTTCAACTGGCTCAATCACTTCCTCAATTACTTTGACCGACTCCACAGGTTCATCGGTTGGTATCGATTCGCTGTCAGTGGTTGAATTGGAAGTTCCTTCAATCAACACACCAGATGGCAGGCGATAGCCATCGCCGCCTGCCCTTGGCGGTAGTCCATTTTCACGCCTTGCTTCGTTGGGCGATATCTCGCCCATGTCGATTCTAATTTTGTTCGTTTCTGCTCGCAGCTTTGGATTCAGTGCAAGCAGTTGTGAGGTATCAAAAACGAAATACTGATTGAGCTGTTGGCTTTGGCTCAATAGCTTGAAGGATAGCTCAGAAGTTAAACCGGCCATCCAAGGGGAAAGTGTCTGGTCTAAATAGTTTTGGTTGTCCTCCGACTTGCTGTTGTATGAACTTGCAGTCGGCAATCCCAATCGACTTGGCGAAAGGTTGAACCAGCGAGCAACTTCAAATACCTGATCTGTTCGTACCTGCGAGAGCTGGCTTTTCTCTGGATCGGCTCCGGTCTGTTGGTACTTAACACCATCCCGCAGAATCGCAGTCTTAAACCATGCGTTTTCGTTTTCGTATTTTCGACGCCATCCCTGTTCCAACTTCTCACTGGCTTCCTTGCTGACCTGTGGTGGTATCATCAGGATGCCACCCATCTGGCCACCGTTTCCGAAGAACCTCGCATTGTGTCCTTGTGCAGCAAGAGCCAAGCCAATCGACTCGCGGAACTTCTCCAGCAGTTCGCACTTGTTGGCATTCTCAAGTTGAATGCCTTCAACCTCGATGACCTGTGACGGGAACAGGCCCACCGTTTCGGACGATTCCAAAAGTCGCGTTGTATAGATCCCCTGCTTCTGGTCCCATTGTGTTTGATCGCTCATCAAAACGTACATGCTCATCGGCTTGCCGTTGCGATTCCGCTCAACGTAGATGTAGCCACGATTGTACAGCAACGACTGAACCCAGAACCGCCGCCAGAACTTGTTCCAATTTTGATCGGGGTTAGGCTGTCGAACCAGCTTTGAGATGTCGTTTGTCAGTTTCTGCCGAATCAGATTGTCATCCTCCTCGACGTCTTCAAACAAGTTGATCCGCATCTTGGCAAGGTCGCCGGATATCATGGTGATTGCTTGCCAGACTGGCGACGATGTGAACACCGTTTCACGATTCACATTGATGCCAGATCGATTGGTTCCTTGGTTGCCAAGGTATCCAATGATGGATTCGCTCGTCAGCGGGACGGCTGGATTGTTGATCGATCTCGCAGAATGCAAACCAAACCAACGCTTAAGTGCGGTCATCATCTAGGCAAACTCCACGCCGTTGCTTTCGTAATAATCGAATTTAACTTGAGGTTCTGAATACCATGATAGAGAAAGAGCCATGACTGCTGCAACTATCCCGTCGATCTTCCTAACGTCGCCATGCTTTGGCTTAACCGGAATCTGCCCTCCATAGCTGCCGGTCTTCACTTGCACGTGTCCCGCCTGCCAATTGAATACCGGATTATCATTATGTTGCAGCCTGCCCGAAACAATCAGCTCCTCGAAGTTGGCAACAGGCCCGGCGTAGGTTGCGATTGATTGGTTGAACTGGACGCAATCCCAGCCAAGGTTGCCTTCACAGTGGTCCGTTATCAAGTCGAATGCGTAGGTCTTGTCGTATGCAATTCCCTGAACTTGAAACTTAGAATCGATCCATTCCATCTTGTCGCGTATAAATGATTGCTTGATTGTCTCGCCTTCGATCAGGTCCAAGTGACCTGATTTTTCCCATTCCAAAAACGATGCTTTGTCGTTGTTTTCCTTAGCGTATTTCTCCGGCAGCCAGAAAAATGGGTGGACGTGGAACAGCGGGTCGTCATCCTCGGACTTGAATATCAAGCA